TTTTCTTTTAATACTTCAAAAAAATCATTGAACATCGTGGACAACTGTAATCACTTCGCCTTCTTTAGCAATTGCTGAAAGCCTATGCATAATAATGTCACGAACTTCTGGATGAGATGATGCAATATCTCTAAGAATTCCTACAAGAACTTCTTGCCTACGTTCAATCTCAACCATTTCTTCTGCAAGTTCCTTGTTTTCAAGTAATCCAGCCTTTTGCAACATGTCAATTCTTTTTGATTCAATATCCATGACAAGTTTTATGCCTGCTGTTTTTGCACTAAGATTACTTGTTAAACTTGATTCATCAATAACTTCGTAGGCTTTTGTAATAAGTTTTGTATAGTGTGTGTCTGCTCCAACTAATGCCTCTTTAGCACGAGCACGAATAGCATCATTAGCAGATGCCATAACTTTCCACTCATTAATTAATTGAACAACACGAGTGCGTGGAATATCAAGTTCTTTAGAAATAACTGTTGGATCGTTACCTTTTAAATATTCAGTTACAACAGTATTAACTTGGTCTAAGTGATCTACTAAATCTTTTTCAGTTGACATTTTTTTCCTTTGCTATCTTAAGCAAAACTAAATATCCAATAAGGTCATCAATGTCATTGTCTCCGACATACTCAGTGCCCTTCATTAGCCTACTTAACTTATCGTCAATTCTAACTCTAAGTTGTTCTGCTGGGTCTGCCTTACTAAAAATTCTAACTGGGTCTAAAGCAGAGTCTCCGTATGCAATATTTTTTTCTATTAGCATATGTGCAATAGAATGACATGTTGTCCAAATACTAGAACCAGATGGGGCGCCAACTGATTTTAAATATAAATCTTGACAACTAAAATCTACAACATCTTCGTATACTGGATTTAGTTTCATCGCTTAGATTTTCTCAATCCAAATTTTGCAAGGTAAACATAGACAGTTTCCACAGTGCATCCACACTCCTTTGCAATCTCTTCTGGAGTCTTCTTATCCATAACATAACGCTTACGCATAAAAATCTCTGATGTATATAGTTTAGCAGCCATGATGTTATTTGTCAAACCCTACTGCTTTATCCCAATTATTAATAGCCCAATGACCGATGCCACAAGCGTCAGCAACGTCATTATCGTTAATAGTTTTATCATAGTTGAT